GACCCAACATGGGCGCGCTCGCGCATTGTTTCCTCAGCGTACTTGTAGAACATCTCAGGGTTGTTATGGTTCTGTCGCATGGGCGACGGAGCGGTGTCCTCGTAAGCACCAACGCCGAAGTCATAAGGGACATCGGTATCGGTGGCTACGCCTTCTTCAAAGCGGAGCGGGCCACGGTTACCCGGGATGCTTGGGGCGTACGAACGCTCAAACACTGGGGTGCCTTTTTCTGGAAACATGGGAACAGGTGCAACTGCCATCTATGGATTCCTCCTAGTAGGGGTTTATCTCCACTTATCGTAGCATAGTTTACCTGTAAAAGGGAGAGTTAAATGACTCTACCATTGGCATTACCTCTAGTGCTGTCATACTGCAAGCAATTGCTAGTGAATCGGGGTAGTCGTCAAACGCACCCTTCTCATCAGGGGCGGCTGCTAATAGGTACGGACCGCGGTAAATCTTTTCAAGGTCACACATCTGTTGGTTGAACTTCTTCCATGATCGGGTGCGCCGAGCCTTGGAGTGTCCAGGAATAATCAACTGTTCCCGTTGCATTAACTCGGTTAGATGGACCCATCGCTCGTTCTGAGTCTTGGCATCAGACGAAACAGCCAACACCTCAATCTCAGGGAGCAAGAGTTGTAGACGCTCGGTGACAGCGCCGCCCACACCTTGGGAGTCCACACCAATGCGGTAGACATCAAAGTTACGGATGAAGTCAATCATCTCAAAGTACTGCTGTTCCCACTCAACATTGTTAATTTCTAACCAGTCAAGGACGCGGTGCTCAAAGAAACCAAACCCATCAGGGTGGTCCCAATCAACCCATACTGCGGTAGCCACGGTGGAGTCATTGGTTCGCGCCACATCTATACCCATGACAATGGGGCTACGCCACCACTTTTTCACAATAGCCATAGATGGGTCGTACAGGCGCTCTAGGCGCTCCTCGGTAACAAACATACCCTTTTCCAAAATCCACTTGTTGCAGTAGGACATTTGGAACTCGTCAGAATCTTCACCAATACGGGTCTTTTCCTTAGCAATGAACTTGCCGTAGTTATCGTTGTATTTAGCGGCAACTCGCCAGTCGTACTCAAAGTGTGCCTGTCTGTGGCCCCGTCTGGCGTTTGTGTCACGGCGCTTATTAAACTGGATCATCTTATAAAAGTAAGACTTATTCCTAGTAGCCGTGCCCGTAAGAACAATAGAACCGTTGTTGAACGCCAACATTGGCTTAATTGACTTAGAAATCATGAACTCGTCAGCCTCTTGGGCTTCGTCAATCATGACGAAGTGGTAGGTCTTAGATTCAATCTTTGCCTTAGGGTTACAGGTCTGCATACGGCAGAGTGACCCTGACTTCTTCAGGCTGATAATGCGACCCTTACCTCGGGCGCCACCTGATGCTGCTTTGTCGTCAATCTCGGGATCAAGCAGGAAGTTCATGGCGTGTTCGCTGGTCAACTTACTGACGATACGACCGAACACGGTGTCAGCCTGATCCTCAACGGGGGCAAACACACCGCACCAAAAGCCCCTCTCAAACTTACCCAGCCATGTGGGATAGACCTTGGACAGGCGCGGGAGAATGACCATCATGGATGCCATGACATTAGAAAGAACCTCAGACTTACCCGATTGGCGGGTAGCAACGAGGGTTATTTCTTCACCGTCGCCAAGGACAATTGATTCAATGATCCGATAAGCAATTGGGACCTGATAAGGGAACAAGGTGACATTAGTGAACTCTTCGGTAAAGACGATTAACTTCATGACCAGTTGGTCAACGAATTCCGTAGATGTTTCGTCTAGTTCTTCCTCTTGGTAGTCACCAATATCTTCGTTGTATTCCGTATCTTCAATATCTGATTCTTCACTCATAAGAGTAAGTATAAAACAAAAAGCAACATAGGGTTACTTACTGATATCTCTGGAGGCGATTTCTTTTAATATCTCGTGGAATACTTCAGCGGCCTGGAGTACCTCATCGTTAGTACCATCTCGGTAGCGCCAGTTATCAAATGACTGACAAGTGTAGATAAGGCACTGCTCTCCCCATGTGGCTAATTCTGACTTAGTCATCTTTTGGAGTCGGGCAATCTTTGGGAGATCAGACTTAGGCTTGCGTCGCATCATTTCCAGTCCCTGATTTCTTTTGCTTTGTCTTTAAGGAAGCGCCCCTGAACAGCGGTCATCAGACCATCATCGTCAGACATGTCAGAACCTACCTTAGAAATACCAATTTGGAAGGTATGTTTCCGAACTTTTATTTGGATGCCCTTACCGATGCGCCACGGCGCAGATGTTTGGCGCATAAAACCAAATGCAATAAATGGTGTACCCACAGGTACCACATCTCTACAAATCCAATACACAGGACCTACCGCCTGGACGGCATTCATGGTGTCCTTGAATATTAGGAACGATATGAAACAACTAATCAGTAGGGCGATTCCTGTCATGGGGGACATAAGGATAACGCTTACTATTACCCAAACGATTGACGCCAACCATGCTGACATGGCTAGAAATGCTCTCATTGTAATTCCTTGTTGTTAAACGGGCCAATTGCTCTTAGTGTATCCAAATGGTTCAAGAATCTGCCTAATACCCTTACCCTTAGAACTGTACTCACGATAATTGCGGTAGATGTCTAACGGCATGGGTCCATATTTGTAAACGCCACTGGTGACTCCAGCGCGGTTACGAAACATCACATACACATAGCCAAGGATGTTATATGACGATCCGCCCTTAGAGCGGTCAGTTTTTTTAATCCTAGAGAACTGCTTAGAAAGGATACTTAACCCCTCATCAACGCTGTCCCCAATGCCCATGTCTTCAGTTATTTCATCCTTAGTGGCGACAGGTACGAACACATGGGCCACGACGCAAGAACTCTTGGTCGGACCCATGTAGTACTGATCTACTGGTTGTACCCAGTAGACACCAAAGTCATCACCGCTAGGTATGAGTTCATTCATACCTGCGTAGAGGTTTGTGGGTGGCAGACGGGCGCCCGTAGATGGATCTACACGACCAGTGGAACCGCCGTCCCGTTTTCCTTCTTCTAACCTGTCCCAGACGCTTTGAGCGCCTGGACCTAATCCTCGTTTTTTAGTCGCCACTGTTTATCAGCCGAACATGGCTTTCCATGTCGTCGGACCAACAACGCCATCATAAGTAAGACCCTTAGCCTTCTGCCAGTTACGGACAAGTTCATGGGTCTTGGCACCAAAGTCACCATCGGGCTTTGCGCCAACGATTGCCTGAACCAACTTGACGGAGTCACCCTTTGAACCCTGCTTAACGGGTGTTCCTGGGTAAGTAAAAGTAAGTGCGGGTGCGCCTGCAGGAGCGGCGGCTGGTGCTACGGGAGCGGGTGCGCCATTAGGGGTGGCATCACCGAGGCAGTACTGCCAGTGCCATGCCTCAAACTCTTTTGACTTTGGGTCTGAACCCTGCAAGTAGAAACCGTATGAGGGTGCATTAGTGCACATCCACTCAAAACACTTGCCACCCATTGAGGTAAGTTTGCCGTTGACATCATAACCAAGGTCAATTGCTAGCCCCCAACCGTGGTTAGAACCTTTTAGCCCTGTTGGGTCTGGAGCGGCTGAAGGGGCTTTGCCCTTCTTGAGGTACCAAGTCTTACCGTCATACTTGCGAGTAACGCCAGTACCAGTGTCTGTCGTGACATAGCGATCCATGAACATATTCAACTGACCTTCAAATGAGCGGTAGTCGCCCACATTTTTCAATTTAAAGCCAGCGGCGAGAGCGGCGTCGTACAACTTATTGAATTGCTCTGCGACTGGTGCGTACATCTTTCCGCCAGTCTTAACGGAAGCCAAAACGCTTGGTGCTAACTGACCGTTCTTAAACTGCTTAAGTGCGGTAGGCACTACCAGTTTGATGCAGGGGTAATTCATAGATGTCTCCTTTAGGCTGAACCGCCGTCGGTTCCAGTAGTTGTCTTTAACCAGAATACATTAGAAAACTGGTCGTCGTCGCTTGCAACAATGATCATATCACCCGGAGTAGGTACGGACCAGACACCACCAATTGCCTCCCTATCCACATAGGACAGGGGTAGATAACTATTTTCACCCATAACATGGGGCAAAGACACATAGATTTCACCCGTGGTGCTGTCGGACGACTTAACGAGCGCCCTATAAATCTTGCCACCTGGGTTAAACATAGTTACTCAGTAACTTCCTCGTTATTGGCTTTCTGTATAGCATCAATCGTAGCCTCTAGGACAGCGATACGCTGGGCCTGCTGTGAAATCTGGTTTACCAGTGATTCAACAATCTTGTTGACATCTAGTTGTACATTGGACATTATTATTCTCCTGTTGTTGGGGGTAACGCTTCATTTTCTAGTACTGGAATATCTATAATAACCCATTCTTGAGTTTCTTCGTTCCATCCCCAAGGTTCATCACCTTCTGGTCGTGGAATAGGGTAAGTCCATAATCCTGTTTCGGGGTCAACGACAAATGAGGGAAATTCTGTTGGCTTAGGTGGGATAAAAGCATCTAGTGCTTCGTCGTAAGTGTAACCAATTCCAGCATAGTTTTTCCGTACTGGTTCTTTGCCATTCTTATGAATACCACCAATAGTATTAACTGATGTTTGAATCCATCTTCCACCAAGATTGTCAACAAACCAATCATAACCCTCATTAGGCATATTGTTATCCCCGACAAGCACATTGATAACAATATTGTTATCGTCTATTTGTGCAAAGTGACTCATTTCAGCCACCTTAAATAAACTATTCCGCCTGTACCTACAGAGCCAGGGCCAAAACTTGCGTCGTTTGCTCCTGAACCGCCTGCGCCACCTGAACCTTGATAACCTGAAGTGGCGTTCCTACTGTTCCAGTTACCGCCATCTCCACCTTTTCCAAATGTATTCATAACTGTTGTTGTATTTCCACCAAGTGCGCCTACATAGTAAGTTACTAGTGCTGATGCGTTAGAGCCAGCACCTGCGCCACCTCCACCACCATTAGCAGCACTTCCGTTATACCCATTTGTCCCTGAATATGTACCATTCCCACTGCCAGTACCACCAGAGAAGCCATATGGATAGTAAACAAAACCACCACCACCACCAGCAGGGCCAGTTCTTGAAATAGTAACTGCTGCTGGTGTCAGTATGGAAGAGGTGTTACCAGTACCACCTTGGTTACCCTGTATGAATGTACCAAAACCACCATTAACTGCCCTAGCACCACCTGCTCCACCACCACCAACAGTTATGGTGTAGTTACCAAGTGGGGCATTTACGATGGTTGTATTATTTGCTAGTGCTCCGGCTCCACCACCGCCAGCAGAGTTATATCCATAAGTAAAATTATGGGCACCTCCTCCGCCTCCTCCTCCGCCAGCAACTACAAGAACTTCAATGTCTCTAACACCATTGATAATAGTAAATGTTCCACTTGACAAAAAATACACGCCATTATAGTTGCCTTGAGTGTAGGCAGTTCCTCCAGTAGTATACAAACTACTTCTACTGCTCCCAATTAAACCAGAAACTGCACCAGCCATCAGGTCAAGCCGTTTCCGCTAATCATCCATGTTGTTGCAGTAACTTTAACAGCAGTTGCCATACCAAATGGGGCAAGAGTTCTAGAACCAGTTGACCCACTACTAACCAAAAGTAAAGTGTCAGATGTGATTGCAATAGTTGCGGTTGCGCCTGTAGCGTTAGCAAAAGTAATAGTTGTACCAATAGGCATGGCAACGCTTGCATTAGAGGGAATGGTTATTGTGCGAGTCGCAGTGGAATAAATGTGTTTCCCAGCATCAGCCGCAACTATCGTATAAGAACCTGTGGTCGTAGCGTTTTGAGGCAGACCCATGTAACCGACACCACTCGCACCAGTTGTGGTTGTCCCATTAATAACAGTTCCAGTAATTTCAGAAGCGTCCGTAGCATACAGCAAAGATGTCCATGCCGTAGAACCAGTACCAATTTTAAGTTTTCCTGTGTCTGTCTCAAATCCCATCTCACCTGAAGCAAGAGTTGGGTTTGTAGATGTCCAGTTAGCGGCGGTATCACGCCGTACTTGTATGAGTGCGTTACGAGCCATTATTCAGCCGTCCATTCTTCGGGGGTGTTACCTTCAGCGAGCCAAGCAAGATACTTTTCATATTCAGGGTGTTCATTATGTTCAGATGTGAACGAGATTCTAAATCCGTTTTCTTCGTACCATATCACAGTTGCATTGTTTGTTGTTTGAATGTTATACATCACAACTCCGAGTTAAAAGCGACAGATGCCGATGCGTTGTTGGTTATCAAAACTGAACCTTGCAAAGCGGTTCCAGAGGTTTCAGTGCTGTTGTAAAAATAAGCCGAGTTAGTGGATGAATACTGCAATGTGAATGAGTTAAATGTGTCTGTGGTCAATCCATAAACAGAAGCATAATAATCTGTTCCTGATGAAGCAACAAGTGCGGGTGCAATTCTCATCGTTACAGGGAAAGGAACAACTGTAGCGACAAGTGTAGAAAAAGAATAAAACGCCATGCCTATTGGCAAGTTTGTTGCACCACGCACCAAAGAATAATAATACCGTTGACATAACGCTAGTTCTGTGCCGATAGGTCGCTGTTCAAACGGTGTAGCAACACTGCCACGCTCAACCTGAACACCCCAAATATCAAAAGTATTATTTTGAATACCAAGAGTGTTTAATCGCGCATTAAATGAAGAACCAGCAGAAGTCCACAAGTTTACATTTAATGCTGAGTCTGAATTAGTCCCCATTGTTTTACCATTAATATTAGGAACATTTATTGTCACCGAATATCTTGCCCACGATGTAGACAAAGTTACTTGATCAACATAATTATTAACATCTGCCGATGGAGAACCACCCGTACCAAAAATTTGAGACAATTCAACAGTTACTTTAGGTGTGCCACTAGCGGCTTTAGCAAAAAAAGAAACAGTAACTGTACTGTTAGCAAAAGTGCGTACATCTTCAATCCGTTGTTGAAGAACAGCAAAATCTCCTGAAGCGGATTGGCTCGCAGATACTAGACGAGCAAACTTTACTGCTTCATATCCAGTTGCAGCAGGAGAACCAACAGTGAAAGATTGCGTTGAATATGTAACAGTACCGCCACCAGCAAAAAAAAGCCATCTATCAAATCCATATGTACCCGATGTTGTACTGCTAGTAAAAACTCTTTGGTTAATACCAAAGTCACCGTTAATTATCTTGTTACGGAAACCCTGATACGGACTCAAGTAATCCGTATCCTGCAAAAACTGCGTGCCCTCAATAGTACCGTTAACATCCAACGCATACGCAGGAGACTGATTGTTGATACCAACCCTAGCGTTAGTAGCGTCAACTTTTAACACAGATGGCGAAATGTTGGCAGCATAAGAAATCCATGTTGTGCCATCCCACTGCCATGACTTACTGCCTGAGGTAAAGACCTGACCGTTAGTTGGTGATGCTGGAAAAGTAATAGCCATTATTCATCCACCTTGGGCAGTGCAAAGCCACCTTCGCTTAAAGGGGTTTGAGACAATTCTTGTAGTTTTAATAAGTTAGCGTACTCTTCATCCGTCATGGGGCGCACAAGGTCATCAATTTGAATGTTTGGTCGTTCAGTTTTCATTACTAGTTCCTATATCCATAGACGCGAATTGTTCCGCCTGTAAAAGTCCCAGCAGTACTAGCCAAAGTAAACGCAGTAAACGATGTATTTGCTGAATGTACACCCGAAGCATGTCCAAAAGCAGCATCGGGATGTGCAAGGTATGCTGATGTTTCCATACGAGTGTGACGAGTTAAAAATGGGTTAAATAACTTAAAATGAGCATATGCATCGTTGCTTGAACCGCCACCAACCCAAGTAAAGGCAGACTGCACAGTACTTGCCGCTAAAGGCGTTGAATTATTGGAAACATAGACAAGAGTAGTTCTATAGTTTGCATTTGCTGAACCAAGTTGACAAGTAAATTGAGCATCAATTGTTGCTAACGATGTACCTGTATAAATAATCTCATAATTATCATATGCCGAACTAAATGCATCAGAAACAACAACAGAACTAGCCGTACCTGTTACTGCTTGACTTTTTACTAACACCATTCCTGGTGCAAGACTAGATGACATGTTAGTAACAAGGTTGCCGTAAGTAATCTTACTAGAAGCCGTAGCACTAGCAGGATTATCAACCACAGGAAACACATCATCCGAAGTCAACGAAGTAACCGCACTCAAAGCAGTCACCTGACTAGGTTGCAACGCCCCAGCAATATCCGTAGCGTTACCCACCTCAACCCATGCTGTTCCAACATAGGCAAATAGGCGACCAGTGTCTGTTTCATACCAAAGATCGTTTGCGTTAGGCGAAGATGGGGGCGCATCAGATGCGCGTAAAACTGGGCTAGTACCATAAGCAGACCAATAGGTACTATTCCACTGCCAGGTCTTACCACCAGCGGTGTAGAGGTCACCTGCGGTAGGGCTATTTGGGAAGTCAATTGCCATTATGCGCTACCTCCATCTAAAGTTGCGTAGTTTGGCGCGCTTGTGTCAATCCAGTATGAGTCATAATACACAAGAAGGTTGCCAGTATCAGATTTAAACCACAAGTTTCCTGATGATGGCGAACCTGGCGCAGTGTCAGATACTGCCATAACTCCAGAGGCACCCGTTTCGCCTGCTAAATGGACACTAAAAGATGGGTCAAAGTCTGGTGTCCCAACAGTTACATCAGGGGCAACAGACATATAGTAAGAACCAGAAAAGAAAGAAATAGCGTAACAAGTACCAAGTATGTAATTACTTGAATCCTCTTCCACCCGTACATAATCGCCAGACGCAAATGCTCCGACGCTACTAACCTTAAAACTCCAATCGCCAGATTCAGGGTCTTCTTCTGCTAATTCTGCCGTGCCAATAACATAACCAAGACCTTGTGCACCAGTTGGGCCAGTTGCTCCTGTAGGGCCAACAGGACCAGTTGTATTTACCCAATTAGTCCCGTTGTACACCAATAATTGGTCTGTAGCAACAGAGGTAATAACAACATCTGTAAGGTCGTTTAATGCCGCTACTGCTGATCCACCGACAGAAGCCGCCCCAAACTTAGTTCCGTTATATACAAGGGCATCACCATTAGAGGCTCCTGCTGTATCAATTTCAACCCCCTTAACAAAGAGGGACTTTAGAAAGTTAGCCACTGTTGTCCTTTAATGACAGATTAAGCAAGAATGACGACTCGGTACTGGTTTGAAGTGGGGGCAGTGGCAAAATATACAGTTGTTGTAGAACTGGTATTAACAATATCAGCGTACACAACTTCTCCTGTGGAAACTTCATATACCGATACGGAAATGTCTGCGGTGCCAAGCCCATGGGTAAGTGCATAAGAAGTGGCGCTAGTGGCTAAGGTTTCAGCATGCTTCTTCTTTGTCCAAACTGGTGCGCTTGCTCCTGCGGTAAGTACATGTCCTGAAGTTCCTAACCCAAGGGTGCTTGTTGTTGCAGAACCAGTCTGATAAACAATTGAACCAGCGGCACCACCAGTAACATTGGTGGCAGTTGTAGCAGTTGAGGCATTGCCCGTGTACTCAGTTGCTGATAATACCTGGGTACCAGCAATTTTAAGTACTTTGCCTGCCGCAAGATCAAGGTTCTCAGAAGAAGTCCATGAACTGGTTGCAGACACCCAGTTCCAGGTTTTGTCTCCATCTACACCACCTGCAACAGTGATACCTCCACCATTTGCGGTGCTGTTGGTTGGAGTAGTTACTGAACCCAGGACAATGTTTAGATCGTCTACGGTGACAGTAGTGCTATTAATAGTAGTGGTAGTACCGTTGACCACCAAGTCACCAGCGATTGTGGTGGTGCTATTGGAAGCACCAATATTGACCGCAGTAGCCGCACCAGCAAAGTTGACAGTAGCAACTGTGGTGTTAAGCAAGTCAAAGGAAGAAGAGCCAGTTGTCAAACTGGTGGTAATGGCTGGTGAGGTGCCAAAAACAAGAGCACCAGAACCAGTCTCATCTGAAATGACACCAGCAAGGGCAGATGAGGTAGTAGCCGCAAACTGCCCAAGGGTTCCAGAAGTTACAGCCACTCCCGTGACTGCACCAACGCTTGCGTTGACACTACTAACACCAGTACTTGAAGTTAGGTAGGTAGCGGTGTCAACTGACCAATTACTAGCACCATCGGTTTTAAGGAAGCCTGCGGTACCCGTGAGGGCGGCAATAGCCGTGAGGTCAGCATCTGCTGGTTGCCAAGTTCCTGATGCACCAGATGAGAGTTCTACCCAGGCGCTACCGTTGTAGTACTTAAGTTTATTTAACCCGCTGGCGGTATCAAAATATAAGCCACCTAGTTTTGCACTAGCGGCTGGGGCGGTACCAGTGTTATGAATTACAATATTCTGTAGTTCATTACCAGTTAGATCAATATTTGTAAGAAACTTAGACATGATACCTCACGATAAATAGGCTTTTCCACCAAAGGAAGCGTTGAATGATACGGTTACAATGTTTTGTGATACATAGTTTACATCACCTATTACATAGTTGCCCCCGCTATCCACTACGGATACGGCAGGGAAAAACCCAAGGTTATGTGTAATTGTCCAAGTTGTAGACGAAGTTATTTGGTTATGCGTGTAATTACCACCAACTGGTAGAACAAAATTAAGAGTTTGAGACGGCGCTGTACCAGTAAGTGTTACCGCAGGAGCAGGTCCAGAAACGACTGTACCAACCGTTAGAACATTAGGTGGCCCAGCCACACCAGGGTCGTGTATCTCCAGCAGACGATCAGCGGGTTCTGAGACCACTGAGTCTGTCTTAGTGCGGGTAACCGTAATAAATGTGCCCGCGGGCTTGGATACCTCTACAGTGCTCATGCTGGGGGCGTAGACACCGCTTGCTGGACAAATAGCGTTCCCGATGCGAGGTTGTCCCAATCTCCAGCGGAGTCCTTAACGAACAGGTCAAATGAGTGATTACCAGCGGGAATGCTGTTCTTATCAGAAATATGAATTTCTAAGGTAGCGCCAGCCTTGGGTGCAATGTAACCACGACGATTAGCCGTTAGCGCAAGAATGGTAGCCTCATTGGGAGCGGTGGCATACCAGCGTAGGTCTAGGACCGTAGTACCTGCGGCGTCTTTTGCCTGCATATATGCGTCTGTGACTGCAATAATGACACCATCTGCATCGCGCCAAGTAAAATTACGGCGGAAGTCCACATACTGTTTGAATCTGATCTCCATTTTTTGTGAGTCCTCCGAAGGCGTAATGTCATCCGATTCTGATACTGAGATAATCCCGCGGATAACTGGTTGGGTAGTTGTGGATGATTGACCAGTGTAATAAACCAAGCGGTTACAGGTAGCAATAACATCAAATTCAAGATCACCAACTGGTAATTCTCGTGTCTGTTCGGCAGTCAGGCAGATGAATATTTCACCCTTATTTGTAAGGTTTATGTCAAACTCAACAATGCTGGCGTCACTGGTTTTGATTGACCCACGGGCCTCCTGTACCTTTACGAGTCGTCGCGTACGGCGGTCTTTGACGACAACGAGCCGTTCCCACGGCAAACCTTTAGTAAGTGTATATGCGGCCCGATTCGTCATGGTCTAATGATACCTCATTCATCATCATCAGGGGTAAGTACTCCTGCCATATGAAACAACAATGATACTACTGAAATAACTACACCAAGGTCACGAGTTGACCCTGAGAGGGTAATAAGAACTAATCCAGTACCTCCAAGGGTCCAGGCCAATCCTGATGATTCTTTCCATAATTTCTTAAACATGGTTACTGCTTTCGGGTCACTGGGGCGGGCATTGCGAATATGACTGCTGTTGCCGCGACTATTGCTCGTCGTGCCCCTACTGAGACTGCTGATCCCGTTGGCACATAATTATCAAATTGTCCTCCGAACACATTAATCTGATCCTGGAATTCTTCTTTTACATCGTCAGGGGCATCTGTTAGTGCTTCTGAGAGAGCCGAAGCCTGTTCATCAGATAGTTCACTCGGGACGATGGCATCAATAAGTTGCGTTACTTGCTCATCGGATAGTTCGCTAAGTACTTCTTCGCTAAAGACAGCGGAGATTGATTCCTCGGTTAATTCACCTATATCAATAGATTCTACTAGATTAGTGATTTCTTCATCAGATAATTCGTCAATTGACGAAACTAGTTCATCTGCTAATTGGTTAATTTCTTCAGTTGTGGGGTTATCAGGTATAACTGTTTCTTCTTCAGGTACGGTCGTTATAGGTGGCTCTGTACTCTCTGGAATCTCTGGAATCGTCGTAGGTGCAGATGTAACAGTCGGGGGCACACTCGTGCTTGATGTTGTCAGGGGTGTCGGGAAAAAGGGACTTAAAGTGGTTGTAGGAGTCAGAGAAGTTTGAGGGACCTCCACAGTACCAACAGATTGGCTCGTCGTAGGCATTGTAGAAGGAGCCACAGTAACCGCAACAGTAGTGCTCGTAATCTCCGTAGTAGTTGGGGAGTTTGTTGTCGTTGAGACTTCCGTAGTTGTCGTTGCCTCGGTGGTCGGAACTTCCGTTACAGGCACAGTCGTTGTTGGGGCAATAGTAGTACTCGTCGTCGTCGTTGAAGTTGTGGATGTTGTAGTTGGGACCCATGTTGTAGTCGTCTCCGGAATAGTGGTCGTTGTATTTACGGGATTGCCATTAAATGATAACTCATATTGAATGTTCCAAACAACGCCGTCACGCCAAACATCTGGTTCCCAGCAACAAGTACCTGCTCGTAAGCGGTAGTTACCTGCTGGTACTTCTAAGTCAATATTAGATTGAAGACCAATGTAATCATCATTAGAAATGATTAATTCCCCAGTATCGTCGTTGTACAACCAAAGTTGGGGGTCTGACTCAAATCCAGGTGACTGATATGTTTGTGCCAAGAACTGGGTTGGTTCTGAGTATGAAAACCAGAAGTCGGTAATTTCCGTAATTATTGGGTTCGTATCAGCCTTAGCCGATGGTACCGGAAATATTGCGATGGCTATTAAAGCCCACTGTAGTGATTGTGTGATGCGCCGAAATACGGCGCGCTTCACTTCTTCTTTTCTAAGAAGGATGCAATGTTGGGGTTACCGATAAGGGTAGACGCCCATGCCATTACAGCAGATAATGCAGGCATAAGGATAACGGCGAATTCAGGATTATTGCGGAAGCAATATGCGATAAGTCCTAGGACTGCGCCCTTACCTGTCTGGTCAGCGATTTGGTTTTTCATTCCTGTCCTCCAAGTGTGTGTTAAAGCGGTTCTCTAAACGGTTTTGATCCTCACGAAGATACTTTACATCTACTTTTACTTCAGTAACGCTCGTGTGGGTATCAACAATCTTATCAGACAACTGATCTAACTTATGTTGAACGATGGCGTGATCCTTGGCATTACTCCTAGTAAATTGAGTAATCAAAGCAATTAAGATGCCACCAACTGCGGTAACTACTGAGGCTTGTACAACTTCTGATACGCCGAATGCAAACATGACTTAACGGGAAACGGTGAGTGTCACAGACCACGAGTTGGGTCCAACTGGGTAGGTACTCATCACTACGACATTCCGCCAACCCTCAGCCTTGGCTCGGCGCATCGCAATAGAGCGCACATCGCCAATATATGGGGTATTAATGTCGTAGGTGATGATCATAAGTTATAGCAGGTCAGTATAACCTGTTATAAATCAGTAAGACCGATGATCCCGCAACCATTGATCAGCAGCATCTCCGTAACCCTCAGGGTCACCGTCTACTACTGGTACGGCTCCGTACTGGTCCTGCATTTCAACGGCTTCCTGTTCGGTAACATTGCGACCAGTGAATGCCTTACGAGCCGATCCGCGACGAGCAGATGAACGCATGTCTTCAACGCCGTGCATCCATACGCGGGCTGTAGTGTCTTGTCCTCTATGATTCATTACCATTATAAAACCTCCGTGTTTCGGTATGGTTTTATTTTACACGATATATCACTACCGTGGGTTAAACATAAATGAACCAGTATCGCCAATACCCGCTCGTTCAGCAAATACTGGTGAAGTTCGCCGTATGCCTGGTACAGGTACTAATCCTTGTATTGGTTTTGATGTTTGCCTTGGTCGGGGTGTCCAAAGACCTGGCTGGCTTGGGGTGTGGATAATAGAAGTTGGATCATCCTCAGTACCAGCCTGCCCTGCTCTTAGGATAAGACGATGTGCCCGTGACATTTCTGTAGATGAGGGCATAGCAATTGGGTGACCCATAAGAAATGTATTTCGTGATTTTTGTCCAGTAGTGGAGTTCCAATGATCCGCTAACTGAGTTGCATCTATCCTAATACGGGGAAACTCAACAGAAGAACGAGAAACTGATCCAAAATACCGATGCTCACCTGTATCGTCTTTGGCTAATACTGAGAATAATGGCGAACCATGTTCCTTCATGTATTTAACTCCAGATGAGCCAGAGTCTTTATGAACTTGAACCTCAGAACCAGCGTGAGTATTGACTACTTCATCCCAATCAATAATACGCTTTGGTATTTTTCTCTTAGCCATATAGCCTCCAATACTTTGGAGGTTATTCTACCAGTCAAGAGGCATAACGACAATTGGAGTATTTTCTCCGACCCAAGCGCCAAGGATATTAAATTCAACGAACTCCACGGCGTCTTCAAAGTCCATATTGTCACGCTCTGTCAGGATTGCAATAATCTTTTCCCAACTATAAACAGCGAGCACAGGCTCATTGATTCTTTGTGATGTGCCAATAATGGCATCATCCAGACCATCCAGTAATAGCAGGTCGTCATGGATACTTGCGAGATGTTCGCGGATAAGGTTAGAACTCATGTGATTCTCCTAATTGTGTAGTTTTTTCTTATATTACTTTTTAGTTACTTTTTATATAAAAGATGGACCGTTAATTCCAGTCACTTTTAAGTGTTCCTCCGGATTGTAGATGGTGACATCTGCGTCTGGACTCCACGCGGCGATACTATCGCGGTTGCCATGATAACCCCAACTTGAGAGTGTGTCAGCAACATTTTCAGTGTTCTTATTAGATTTTGCCCAGTTATGGACTGCCTGATGACCCTTACCATAATGGCTCATGTCAAAGTGACCACCGTGGTCATCTAACCATTCTTCAGGATCAGATTTACCATAGTCATGGTAATCATTCAGCGCCTGAGTAACTTGACGCTGACTCTCTAGGTGTGGGTCGTCATTAATGTCCCCATAAATACGCAATGCACGAGTTGGCTGTGTCGTGACAACATGATCACCCCATGCACGGGCATCAACCTCACGGGTAGTCATGTATGCGCCAGGAATACCTGCGATTACATCATCACCTGAGGGTGATATACCGTGCTGAAGGATGCTCTTTACATTGTGTCCGCTGGTTCCATGGAATAGCGTTTGGTCTTTATTAATGTACTCGTGAGCAGGCATTACTCCGTCTTTTCAATTTTGTCAAACACTGAGTTGATCTCTCCAGCGTCTAACTTACCATCATCAATGTATGCCCGCGCAAGTCCTTCAATAACTGTGGACATACCACCGATACCAGCCATGAGGCAGGCTTTCCATAATGGTACACCTGCGATAGCGCCCGCTCCAACCACACCAAGTGCTGAGGCGGCAAATACTGCCAGAATCCGCATGCTGATGGCTTTAATGTTTGTAATATCGTTCATTATTGGTCCTCTCCAAACAATGATTGCTGTCCCTCAATCGGTTGACCGCGCTTAGTCTTAGGCGCTTTCTCTTCCTTACCGCGTCGTACACGACCCACCAATGTGTTACGCGCCTCACGAACAACATCGGGGTGAATTGCTTCTACCCCTTCGTTTCCGTCATACTCGTGCATGTAGTTGCTAAAAAGAGGCATGACTCGCCCTGGTGGTACCGTTGCTCGCTTTGGCACATCGCGTTTGTCAACAACACCAAACTTTGCAAGATGGCGGACAACTCTGTGGCTGTCCCGTGTCAGAGAATGGTCAGGGATTAACGGCAAACCAGCCTCAGTGGCATCCTGGTGGGCAAGAGCCATGAGACTCATTGCCGTGGTGTTATTACCACCCATAGTTCCAGCCATCATGGACAATTTACGGTGTGCTGGTTTACCATAGTTAGCGAATAGACGACCTTGACGGACAGTCTCTGCATTTCTATTTTTATTGTAATCCTTGGGGTAGTAAATTTTGTCTGTTGATTCTTCTTTAGTCCACTGGGTGTCATCGTGGTGTTCTACTTGAACTAACCCCAAATCTCGCTTACTATGTGGGTCAAACGCAAAATAGGTAGTTTTTGCGGGTGAACGCCTACCACCTGAATCTTGGGCTGGTGTATGGAATCTACGGTATTCAATCGGCATACGCCTAATTGTACTATATGTAGATACTTCCTATTTTTTAAGGATTACCCAAAACTCAAATGTATGCGGTGTAGTTGGGTACATTGTCTCAATAGAAAAGTTAATTAATCCAAGATCGCGCAAATCATGAATAATGTCGGTAAAACTTTCTGGAGTAAAATACCACGCATGGTCGTTACGGAGTTCACCGTTTAAAGCCTCATATTCTTCCATTGCCTGCTTTAAGCGTTCAATACGACCTACACCAGGAAAAATAGGATTATCAGTAAATAACCCATGGTTACCAGTCCAATGTGACCCAGGATCGTTGTGAGTCATGTATAGGCGGGATTCCAGCAGGGATGACGGTGAATGCCATTTACGCTTCTCTAGGTGGGCAGAAAGGATATCAGTAATGCGAGACTGATTCATAAAGTGATCAAAGCAGTAGCGATAGTCGGGGACTAATGCAAAGTACCTACCGCCGTCATTAAGTAACTTTTCTACCTGCTGTAGGTGACTAACGAAGTCAGGCTGGTGCTCAATCACATGACTACTCAAGACGCTATCAAATGTCTCGTTTACAACCGATAAATCAGTTGGTTCAGCGACCCAATGAATGTGGGGGATACCCTGCGTAGTAATACCCACCAACCCAGCCTGTTCATGTAACTCTTCTGTAGAGTACACATCCACATACTTGACATGTGCTCCATGTAACAGCGGGCTGTTGAATGGGCCAATCTCCAAAGCGCTTTGTTGTGGGACTAGTGCGGCGAATTCACCGCGGTGAGTAACTTGTTGTGTCATACACAAACAATAGCAGTTATTCGTCCCACAGGCTCAGTTGTGTATGTTGTTTACCCTTTTTAGAACTTCCGAGTAGGTCTCGTATACGGGTACGAGCGGCGGGTACTCGGGAAGATAAATCCTCTAAAGCATCCGATCCATGTGTATAAGCACCCATATGTCTATTAGCCAATACTGATCCACTGTTCCAAAATGTGTGACTATTCATCACATCTCCTGCGGTTCTACCTTTTGGCATATCCTCAGAAGGAATATGACCCTCTGCGTGTAAACGGTCAACTAGGGCACCGCTATGGGCAGACAGGTTTTTATCTGGTACCACATTTTTACCAATAGCCTCAGTAGAAGCATTATTAGCAATACCAATTAAATTCATAGCAGAAGTCTTACCAGCAAGGCTGTTCTCTGAATACAGTCCAGTTACTACTCTTTTTGCAGGAACATTCCTGTGACCAAACATAACTAACTGCTCACCAGGCTCTGCATAACGAGTGTAAGGAGTGATATCCAAATTACTTTCATTAACTGGAGTGTCCGTATGCGTCATTTCATCATCCACCACAGGTTTTCCTGTGTGGAAGTTGCTTTCTTGGGTGGCACTAACCTCTGGATGATGTTGTACAACTAATCTTGAGATAGCATCACCATCTTTATTGTGTGCTAAGTACTCCAAATATGCATCATCAGGATTACTTTCTTTATCTGATACATCATATTCTCTATTTACAACGCGCGAATACCTAGTCATTCAAACCCCTCTAACTGGAGTTGTTCAGATTTAGGCTCTGCATTAAGATTTGGTGCAGATCGCCCCATCGCTTGACGAATACGAGCCTTTGCATGAGGCAATCGTGAGTTTAAGTCTTGGCTCGGGGTCTGGTTACTGTGGGGATAACGATCAAGTTTGTTTTCTGCATAATTAAAAGTAATACCGTTATCAAATACCCTTCCTGGCATATCCTCAGCAGAAATAGCACCAGATTTATGTAACTTATCAACTAATGACTTACTACGCGTAGAAAGATTGCTAGATGGTTGTAAAGACCTACCAGTTGTAGTTGTAGAGGCAATATCAGCCATACCCACCAAGTTCATAGCGGCTGTCTTACCAGACAAACTGTCACGAGCGTATAACTCATGCACCTGAGATCGTGCTGGTCTGTGGTAAGTTCCAAACATTACTAATTGCTCCCCTGACTGAGCGGGGCGAGTTAAACCATCTTGCCAATCAAGGGCAGTATCATCATGTGCCCTCTGACCATCAGCAATTGGTGTAGTTTCGGCTAATCCTGTGTTTGCATTACGACCATAGATATCCATGGCTGTACTGGTATGACCTGGGTCATGTGCAATAACAGCCATGGCAATGGCTTTACCAGACTTGTCATGTGCGAAGTACTGATCCATCCCACCATAACTATCACCCTGTGGCACATAGTCGGATGATCTACCCTGCTCTTTATCACTGGGTGGTACATAACGAGAATAGCGAGTCATTCAAAGCCCTCTAACTGGAGTTGCTCATTCTTAGTCTTAGTCTTAGGACCTTTACCCATTACCTCACGAATATGAGCACGGGCGGCAGGTACTCGTTCTGTTAAATCTTGGTAACCCTCATGCGATCCATAATCTTCATCTTCTAATATTTTATTAGAATGCCAAAAATCATTTTTATTACTATATTTTGGATCAAATTGGAAAGACTTATCAACCGCACCGGACTCAACTAGCCTATTAACTAATGCACCACTGTGGCTAGAAAGATCACGAGATGGTTGTAGGTGTCTACCAATTCTGGCTTTACTTGCGATGTCAGCCATGCCTAGAAGTGTCATAGCGGCTGTCTTACCAGCCATACTGTCTTTGGAATGCAACAGACTAACTGAACTACGAGGTGGTTCGTAGTTATGCCCAAACATAACTAACTGTTCACCAGACTCAGCGGGTCGCGTAAAGCCCCTATCCCATCGTGGGGCATTATTACCGTTGTCTGGTGTAATTCCTGAATCATGGGTTCTTTCATTATCAATAATGTCACGGTCAGGGTCTTCCTGAATATTTCTATATTGATCAGTAGAGTCTGAATATCGTGTACGGGTGGTATCTAAGGATGTGTAACCCTGTACCGACATTCCGGCAATGGCTTTTCCATCTTTATCATGCGCTAAATATCTATGGGTCCTCTGCTCATGATAATCATGTTCTGGGTCTGGGTTTGAAAAGTCATGCTGAGGATAACCTGGCATACCAGAAATAACTCGTGAGTACCTAGTCATTCAAAACCCTCCAGTTGTAACTGTTCGTTCTTAGGCTCAGTATTAAGAGTTGGTACTGAGCGTCCTAAGATTTGGCGAATACGAGCCTTTGCATGCGGTAGGCGATGATTAAGGTTAATAAGTTCACCATTGTCAAATTTACTTGTATGTTGGGTATCTAAAACTCGTGCGGCATCAGAAAAATCCATGTCGTTACCTTGAATTAATTTATCAGGTAAATCTTCCTCAGGAATAGCACCTTTTTTATGTAACTTTTTAACTAAACCTAAACTATGCTCTGACAAGTTATCATCAGGCATTAAGCCACGACCAAGGGCATCCCTAGATGCATTATCAGCCATACCAAGGATATTCATAGTCGCAAGTTTGCCAGCCGTACTATCTCGGGCATATAAACTCGTTATCTGTCTACGAGTAGGCTTATGCTCTATACCAAACATTACTAATTGCTCACCGGGTTTTGCGGGACGAGTGTTAGTCCCATCATGAAAGTAATCGTCTTTACCAGGAACTGGCTTAGATTTAGCATCTGTGCGTTCTAAATCAACAATAGGTGTTTGCGCTACATGCACAAAATCACCAGGTGAAGGCATTGGGCGACCAGGGGGGTTATTTACCACCCTACGGTGAGGAGGGACTAGGTGCTCTAGGTGGTTCGGGGGCTGGCGCACTTGTCTCGTGGGAGCAGTCATGCGAGTGAATGTCTGACCGTGCGTTTGCGCTACTTGGGCATATACCAGAGAGTTACCATCACGGTCATGTGCCATGTAATCAATAATTCTTCTACGGCGATCTGGTATGTCCTCGTTACCGCCTACATAGTCATGAGACAGGGCAGTGTAACTACCGGGAGTATCAGGAGATATGCGCGAATACCTAATTGCATCTTCTTTTTTGTCTTTTGCCATAGAACTATTTTACATTAAATAGTTAGTAGATGCCCTCACAACAGGCGTCTCTTTGCCCACAATCAACGCACTTATAGTGTGCATGCTCAGGACGCAATTCTCCGCCACAATAGACACACTGTGTGGAGGTATCGCATTTATCATCAGACATAATTAAGCGGCAAATTTTTACTACTCCGCGGAAGGATTAGTAACCCTAATCAGCCCGTGTAATCGGCACGGTTTTTGTAAGCCTCGCGGATATCCTCACGGCTGTACGACTCGTCCGTGTCGCCAGCATCACGGTTCTGGCGGTACTCGCGGAGCATATCCTCTGCGTCGTATTCATCAACAGAGTCAGTGATGAACTTGCTGTTGCGCTGGCGCATGGGGCTGGCGATAGAGTGCGACATACGGAACTCGTCCTCAGCCTCACCTTCGTCATACTGGTCTGCATGATCCATCCGTGAGTCTTCCAAGTAACCACCAAGTACACGACTGAGGCGGGTAAGGTCAGAACGACCACGGAAACTACGGTTCTCGTTAGGGAACTGTTCGGACATATGCGCTGGTTTCTTGGCGATTGCCTTCTTCAGCGGTGCAGACTTTGCCTCAGCGGCAATCTTTCCTGCCATTGATTTTTTCATAGCCATGGGAGACTCCTTATCGGGTAATGCTTACTATTATATATCAGAATTAGTTCTCGCTATAGCCAAAGTACTTTTTTGGTCTTCCGTACATATGTTTGTACTCATCAGTGGTGTTATACATAAAGTTATTATCATGGATCACGGGAATATCTACCTGATGACCTTTTTCTTCCAAATCTAAGGCGACTGAGAGGCGGTGATGACCATTACCCATACGGAACTTATCCCTGCCAGTATTTGTTAGGACGATGTGGTCCTTGATGCCATCAGTTTCAATACCATCATGTAATCCTGAATCTTTAGCCTCTTGAAGTTTCTCTTCATGGAGGTCGCTGTAGGGGTAATCGCGTGGATCATCAATGCCACCCCCTGCAGCATCCATAAAACCACTGATTTTGTTCAAAATCTCATGTGGACGCATGAACATCTGCAACTGTTCGGGGTTATCGCCAGGATTTCTAGTCACTTTGGCGAATTGTTTGCTGATATGTGCTCTCATGGCTTGTACAGCAGAGCCTTCTTGATAACTCCTGCCTTCTTGTCGGCAATGCCCTCCGGCCCAGCGTCCCGCTCGGAGCGGTAGCGGTTAATACCCCTCTGCATATCACTTAACAATTCTTCTCGCGGTATGGAGTGGTGGGTAGATGTCTTTGGATCACGGATAGACAATTCATAATCAACCAACCTATTCGCTAGTCGGGGTGTTGGGCGATACAAAATAGATCGGAATTGGTCAATGCTTACTTTGTCCTGCATGCTTATTATTTTACACTAAGAATAGGGTTACTCAGAGCGTGGATATGCAGGATTTTCATTATAACGGTTATAATGTATGGGTAAACCATCCACTTGATCTTTTTTTGTATAAGTAATAGGTATAAATGAGTGATCATCAGCGGATGCCACCCTGTGGTACCCATTCTTGATTTCTATGGTCCTACCAGATACACCTAGTTCTACGGGATTTACAATGCCATGTCTCTGTACGCTTTTATATACTCCACTATTAATTGCCTCAATACCCTTACGATCCCAAAATTCATCCTCAGGTGTCGTGTAACGCCGTTCATTTGTATATGGGTCTCGGATCGTACGGCTACCTGCATCTTCCACATCAGCAATATCTAGGTCATTGTCTACTGGTAGTGAGCGCAACCAACTCTTTGGCATAAACAGTTGATCATTTAAGTGGTGGAATGCTGCCATTTTCTAATTATATATCAGAATAGGGCTACATTTGGGCGAATTAGGGGTACCCCATCTGAGCATAGAACCGGTCTCGCTCCTCAGAATAGGGCTATTTGGCAGTTGGGCAGTGCTTGGCTCCTCGCCTCTACCCCCCCACCGATTTCCCGACCCCACTTAACCATGGGGGGGGTACCCCCACCCGTATCCCCACCGACCGACCGCCTACCTCCCTGTGTCTCCTATGCACCTGACGGATGACTGTTCGGATGGGGCGCGAAAACATCAATGAAATCAGGCTTATTTGTGCGTATGCACACACTTGTTGCATATGC